CTCGCTGTTTCTGAACAGTCGTGAAGCGGACACGGGCACTCCCAACAACTGTAATTTCTTGTTTACTACCCCCATCGTGCTTACCAACACCAACAATCGATTCTTGATTTCGACCCCGATGATAGAGTTGCCCTATTCGTTCAGTCAAGTCAATGCCACCAATAACCGACTCCCGTATACTTACAAGGATGCTGGGGGGACTTTCTCTAGCACCTCCATGTTGATTCCCATCGGCAATTACAACATCAATCAACTCCAGACACAATTGGCGACATCCCTCATTGCGGACATCCTCATCTACCGACCCAGTTCCACCCTGACCACGGCGAATCTGGTCTTTACCTACAACTCGTCCACTGGGTTGACGACGCAGAGCATCACGGGAGTCAGCACCACGCAGATTCAATTCAACTTTGCCTCCTCGTTTGTCTTGGGTATCATGTTGGGATTCCCTGCTGTCAATAGTTCTGCCACTGCCTTTGGCACGGGTGGGACGGGATACGCAGGTACGTTGACGAGTCCCAATAAGGTCATGGTCAATCCCATCACTTCCGTTTACTTGCGTTCCGAGACATTAAAGTTCCAAAGCAACTTTGAAGCAATTGTCCAGACCTATAACAACTCGGACATCATTGCCAAGGTGCCCATCACGACACTCCCGAATTCCATTGTGTATTACCGCAATGACATCAAGTATCTGATTAGCAATAAGTTCTTGCCATCGTTGAACTTGTATTGGTCGGATAACTTGTCGACGCTGTATACACTAGACCTTCAGGGAGTCAACTGGGGGGTCATGCTTCAGATTGACGAGGTCATGATGAAACCCAATAACGCTTACCAAGACATCATTGGACATCCCACACCTGTCATACCAAAAGAGTTGGTGGCAGAACGAGACCGACTCATGGAAGACCTCCTTGCGAAGAAGGAGAAGTTGGAAAGGGAGATTGAAGCGAAACGGACAGCAAACCAAATGGAAGTAAAAATTGCTGAAAATAAAAATCTTGAGAGTAAGTAAATGTCTCATCACTTCGGTCATAAACAATCCAAGGCATTTCTGCCCTTTGTCAATAATGTTGCCAAGACAATCACTTCTACTAAAGTCGCTCCCGAATACGAAGACCATGTCAACGATGTCCATTCCAAGGATGTCCACCATTCCCTCCGCGGCAAGACCCTCGTCGATGCCCAACCCGTTAAATTACACGGTGCTCCCCGTGGTCATGAATCACTCATGTACAACTTTGGACATGGGTTTCCTAAACTTCCCAATAATCCCGAGACGATGCGTCATGCCGTCAAGAATCGCCGTTCGCTTGCTCAAGTCAATGATTTAGACTTTGGGAACTATTATAAATTCACAAAATGAGCGAAAAAAAAAATTTTTTTATCTTGCGAGATACAAAACAAACCAATGTCGCACTTCACTCAGCAAAATCAGGAAGTCCACAACTACATGACTCAAGACGTTCCCTCGTCCTTGAAGTCCAACTCGTCCGCTCAAGCAATCAAGACCCGCAACCGTATTTTTCAAATATCTTCCACTAGTCAGAGTCAGAACTCTGGAGGTGTCGTGTTGTTCAACATTCCACCGTCGAACTATTCCATCACTAGAGGCACTATGGCATTGCGCTGCCGTGTCCAAGCAGTCGGTCTGACTGGCGCCACTGCTGGTGCCTCTGCCACTTCCATCGGTTTCCAAGGCGCTGGTGCCATCTCCGCCTCGTCGTTTGTCCCCACTTACGGCAACGGTTATTCCATGATTAATCGTCTGACGCTATACGGCGCTAACTCCGCCGTCATTGAACAGCAAAACTACTGTAATGACAACATGAACTTGATGTTGCTCCACAACTCCAACGGTTCTTACTTGGGTGCTGATGCCTTGCTAATGGCAGGGGTAGGGCAAGCGTGGACGTACAACAGCACTACTGGTGCCGAAATCGATTTGGTATTGCCCTTGCCGCTGTCCGTGTTTAACTCATCTACTCAGGACTTTCCGAACTACCTGCTATCGGCACCTCTGACCTTACAAATCGACCTAGCGTCTTTGTCCCGTGCTATCTGGAAGGGTGCCTCTATCACTGCCCTGACGGATTACACCATCACGAACACGTATTTGGTCTATCAGGCATGTGAATTACCGAGCGCCTATGTTGAAGCAGAGCGAACTGCTGTGCGTTCTAGTCCGTTCATCATGAATTTGACTTCTACTCTGAATGTCCAGATTCCAGCGAGTATCGCCACATCCTATTCTCTGGGTTTAAATGCTAGTTCCGTGAGAGCAGTTTTTATACTTCCGAGTAATGGTAGCGGTTATTCTTCGTCGACGCAATTACAGTATGTCCGAGACACGACGGATTACAATGCCTCTTACGCCTTCTCGGGTGCTGGCACGAACGCCATTGTCTTTGTGGACGGCAACCAAATCAACTCTGCTATCTTTGACACCCCCGTCATGTGCTTTCAGGGATTGAAGAACGCCCTCCATCACTCGCTCCAAGGCAGTGTCATCTACTCGTCTCCTCCGATGGCATCCTCGACGCTCGCCAACAATCCTTACTTGACCAACTTCTACGCCCTCGGTTTTGACCTTACTAGTTTCGATGATGAAGCATCGCTATTCGCGGGTACGCCTTGTACCACGCTGAACATCCAGCTAACTGGATACGGTGCTCAGAACCCAACTTACCTCTCAACCTTGATTGTCGTCTATGATGTATTGCTCGCCTTCGAAGCGGACGGTACCATCCAAGTAAAGCGCTAGTCGGAATATTTTTCTATTCAATTAATAGAAAAGATTTATTGGAAGGCGCGGTTGGCATCTCCAAACAATGCTTTGCTGTCCATGACACAGAATTCAAGTGTGAGCAACATATACGAGAATTGTGCGCTTGCCCAAGTGGCGGTCTTATCAATGGTGAAGGGTGCGGCGACGGCAGCGTTGTTGGCGTTGACGCTTTGTCCAAATTGACTGATCGAGATAGACAAATCGAGGTTGCCATTCAGGTCGTTCATTTCAAACTCGCGATGCCCAGCAATACCACCTTGGACGGAACCATTGTTGTTGCTAAAGTTCAATCCTGCCGAACCTCCTGCGGGGAAATGGAATTTGCTTGAATTGATATTGATGATTTGGGGATTGAAGTAATAAGTGGTCGTGTTGGTTGCTCCCGAATAAATCGTCGCATTGTCTACACGGACTCGGTATCGCCCCCCGTATAAATTGACTTGGCGGACGACGGTGGCAGGGTTGTTGTAAGAGGTTTGGGTAGAGAGGACAGGGGTCATGGTGAATCCATTCGTCGATTCATTGGAATTGTTGTAGATGTCGTCCAAAGTAATAATGAACTGTGCTAGAACCATTTTACATGTATACAAGAAAAAAAAATTAATCCGATTTGACATCTATCTTATCCATCTTCCTGAAAAAGGTAGGGTGATGTTTACTTACTACGTTCACGGTCAAAAAAGGATGGTCAGACTCATCCGCAAACGCGCAATCGAATGCCGCCTCGGGTATATCAAAGTCTTCCATCAATGCTTCCTTTTCCTTCTTGACCAATGGGAACAGGTAAAAAATGTCTGTCTGTTTACGTATGGATGCGGGGATTCCTTTGTAGACTTGCGAGACGACCATGGTAGACAAATTGTAATGACGCGCGTTCATAAACAGGGACGTGATTTTGTTCTTCTTGAATGTTCTTGGCAAGTCTGCCATACAGTCATCGAGGACAAGCAAGTTATAGATGGGCGGCAGTTTACGCCCTAGTTTCTTCTCCTTGAACTTTTGTTTACTTTGTTCTTCTTTGACGTAGTCCAAAATCTTTTGGATGTTTCCTTCTGTCAACTCTTTATAATACTTACCTTCCTTGTCAATCTCTTGAATCAGGTCAGACATCTTACCGTCGTTAGAAGGACTGATGTAAAAGATGTTTCCAAAATGTCCCTTGTAGAGTTTGGAAGAAGACAAAAAGGAAAGAATCAGAGACGATTTACCCGAACGTTTTGCCCCGATAATACACATCTGTGCTGCTTTGGTATCTTTCAAGAGTGGTTCGGTAGATGAAATCTCATCTTTATCGTGTGCCTTGAATAGTTTCGAGAGGTCTTTACTCATTATTATATTGATGGGAGATTTTATTTTTAAAATCTTGTGTTATCGTAAGATGACAGAAGCGGAACAACGGGCATTGATGGAAAAAATACTCGTAGATTATTATAAGTGGTTAGATAATCAAGGGAGGTAAATGGCAATTGAATTGATAGTGAATCTAGCGAATGGTATTGACGAGACAGACTTACCTGATATAGACGATGAGACCGAGATGTGGAAAGTTGTGCTCCATTGGGGTGTCTACAATCCTAGTCATCCCTATCGTCTCGGCGATGGCGCGCGCGTAGACGGAGAACAGATTGAGTTCAGGAACATTCGGATGGGGACACTAAAGTGGATTCTGTTTCGGGATTGGTCTTACCAATCTTCCGACGATAATACTCCCGAGCATAATGCTGATGGTATTCAGGCGTATAACTAACGCCCTTGCCTCGTTCCGTCGGTTCCTTTTTCAGTTGACGGTTTGCGTAATAGTATTTGAGCGCGGTCGCTCGACGAGCGGCAGTCCGCTCTTCTTCCGTAGCGTATACAGGTTTGCGTCCCATTTTATAATGATACAATATTTTAAATAATTATTTTCATTTTTTCATTTTTTGGGGGGAGCGATTTTATTTTTATGAAAAAATGAAATTTTAATTTAAATATTGGATAGTATTAAAATGACAACCGTTAAATCGTTTTTGGCAGAACGACGAACGAGCGGAGATGTATACAATTACCAAAGCATGGGTGATATTAAGGCGAAATATATGATTGATGATACGGATTATGACGAGTTCATTCAATTGTATCAAGACGCAATTGACAGGGGGGAAGCGATTTCATTATTGACTAGACCTCGTCGAGGCGGTGCCGCTACGGTTCGATTTGATATTGACATCAAGTTGCCCGAAGATTATCCAGTGGTAGATATTTATACTCAAGACGACATTGATTCTTTTACCGAGATGGTAAACGGAATCCTTCTCTCGTCCGTAAAGGGTATTAAAGAACGAAACATCCAAGCATTCATTTTAGAGAAAACCAAGGTCAAGATAGAGAACGGAACAAAAAAACGAGGGTTTCATATTGAATACCCATTCTGCGTGATTCCCATGGAACAACAACAAACGATTCTATTCCCCAAGATTCAAGAACAATGTAAATACCTATTTCAACGATATGACGGCATCGCCATCGGAAACATCTTTGACTTTACTGCCTCGCTTAAAAACGCGTGGTTGTTGTATGGTTCAAAGAAGACCGAAACCTCAGAAGCATATCAATTGACACGAACCATTCCTCACCAAGAATACGACAAGAAGACTTTACCACACTTACTCAGCATTCACGACAAACATCACCGAGG